GAGAAGATAATCCTCCTGAGCAAATCAATTTTGCTTACCAGAAGAATATTTCTTATTCTCAAATGTCTATATTTAGAAGTTGTTCTCATAGATGGAAGCTTCAATATAAGGATAAGATTAAGAAATTTGATTCTTCTATTAACACTGTATTTGGAACTGCTATACATGAAAGTATACAACATTATTTAGATATAGCTTATGAAAAATCATTTGCTGCCGCGGATAGGGAAATTGATTTAAATGAGGACTTTCAACATAGGTTTATAAGTGAATATCAATCACAGTATGCAAAGAATAATGATCAACATTTTTCCTCTGCTGAGGAGATGAGGGAATTTTTTGAAGATGGAGTTGCTATTTTAGATTGGTTTAGAAAAAAACGTAGAAGATATTTCAGTAAAAAAGGATGGTTTTTAGTTGGTTGCGAATTGCCACTTGTAATAGCTCCAAATAAAATGTTAAATAACATATTATACACAGGATATTTAGATGTTGTGATGTATAATGAAAATGATGATTCCTTTAAAATTATTGATATAAAAACCAGTACTAAAGGGTGGAATGAATATGCTAAAAAGGATGAAAATAAGCAATTTCAATTATTATTATATAAACAGTTTTTTTCTGAACAGTACAATATTCCTTTAGATAAAATTGATATAGAATTTTTTATAGTTAAAAGAAAAGTATTAAGTTGGGACGATGATAATATTATGTCACCCCACCAAGCGTATAGAGTTCAAACATTTGCTCCTCCTAGTGGAAAAATTAAATTAGGTAGGGCTAAAAGAGCAATAAATGATTTTATTAGTAGTTGTTTTAATTCTAATGGTAAAATTAAAGATATAGATTATCCTAAATCTCCTTCAAAATGGAATTGTACTTTTTGTCCATTTAAAGAAGAACAAGAATTATGTGGAGAAGGGGTAATTTATTGATATTTTGATATATGTATAACCAATAATGTTATAAAATAAAGATTATGAGTAATAAAAAAGAAATGACACTTACAAGTGTTAAGGTTAAGAGTGATTTATTTGAAAATTTTAAAATTGAATGTGTAAGAAGAAAATTTTCTTTTCAAAAACTTGCTGATCGGGCTTTGTTTTTGTATCTTACAGATGATGATTTTAGAAAACAAATTACCAATCAAACCAATTTAGAGTTATAAATAAAAATTAATGAATAAAAGTTTTAAGCATATCCCTAAGGATAAAAGAAAAAAAATACTATTAATTTGTGATGATATTAGAGTTCATTCTGGAGTTGCCACTGTAGCTAAAGAAATAGTTGTTAAGACATGCCATCATTATAATTGGGTTAATATTGCAGGAGCAATAAAACATCCTGAATTTGGTAAGAGATTAGATATTTCAGCTGCTACTAATAAGGAGGCGGGCATTGAAGATTCATCTGTATTTTTATATTGTGTAAATGGTTATGGAAATTCTTTAGAATTACATAATATTATGAATATGGAAAAACCAGATGCTATAATGCTATTTACAGATCCTAGGTATTTTGTTCATGTTTTTAATATGGAAGACCAAATTAGAAAACAATGTCCTATAATTTATTTAAATATTTGGGATGATTATCCTGCTCCTAGGTATAATCAACCATATTATGAATCTTGTGATTTATTGTTTGGTATTTCAAAACAAACTGTTAATATAAATAAATTAGTTTTAGAGGATTGTGATAACTCAAATAGGATTTTCCAATACTTACCTCATGGTTTAAATCATAATCATTATTATCCTATAGATAAAAATGATAAAAAATTAAATGAATTTAAAAAGAATATATTTAAGGGAGATGAAGTTGATTTCACTTTATTCTTTAACTCTAGAAATATAAGAAGAAAACAAATACCCGATTCTTTACTTGCATTTAGAGTATTTTTAGATTCATTACCTAAGGAAAAAGCAGATAGGTGTAAATTTATTTTACATACTGAATTAGTTACAGATCATGGTACTGATTTGTCTGCAGTAACTGAATATTTGTTTGGTGAAAGTTATCCCAAGAATATAATTATGTCTCATAGTAAATTAAGTAGGGAACATTTAAATATGCTTTATAATGTTGCAGATGTTCAAATATTACTAACTTCTAATGAAGGTTGGGGATTAACAATTACTGAAGCCATGTTAACTGGTACTCCTATTATTGCTAATGTAACGGGTGGAATGCAAGATCAAATGAGATTTGAAGATAATGATGGTAATTGGTTTACACCCAGTAAAGATATTCCATCTAATCATAGAGGTACATTTAAAAAACATGGTGAATGGGTGTTTCCAGTTTACCCTACTTCTAGATCTATTCAAGGTTCCCCTCCTACACCTTATATCTATGATGATAGATGTAAATGGGAAGATGCAGTAGATAGAATTAAAGAATTATATGAAATGTCCTCTGAAGAAAGAGTTAAAAGAGGACTAAGTGGTAGAAATTGGGCTATTAGTAGTGAAGCTGGTTTTACAGCAGACCATCAAGCCGAAACATTTATGTCCACTGTTGATAGGCTTTTTAAAACCTGGAAACCTAGGGAAGACTATGAAATTGTAAATGCCACAGAGTATGAGGGTAAATTTTTAAATCATAAAATAATATATTAATGAGTAAACCAAGTTTTATAATTAGTTGTCCAATAGATACTTATAGTGGTTATGGAGCACGTTCCAGAGATGTAGTTAAAGCTATAATTAATACAGGTAAGTATGATGTAAAAATATTACCACAAAGATGGGGAGATACTCCAGGTGGGTTTTTAAATGATCATAAAAAATGGAAATTTTTAAATGATTACATTATACAAAAATTAGAGGGCCAACCTGATATTTTTTCCCAAATAACTATACCTAGTGAATTTCAAAGAGTAGGCAAATTTAATATTGGTATAACTGCAGGTATTGAAAGTACGGGTTGTCAAGCTTCTTGGGTTGATGGCTTAAATAGAATGGATTTAAACTTTGTTTCTTCCAATCATAGTAAAAAAGTGTTTGAAGATGTTAGATTTGAAAAAAGAGATAAAAATACTAATCAACCTGTAGGTACTCTTAAATTAGAAAAACCAATAGAGGTTTTATTTGAGGGGGTAGATTTAGAGACTTATTTTTATAAGGATAATAAAGACGTAAATCTTGATTTATCTAGTATTAAGGAATCATTTTGTTACCTATTTGTAGGTCATTGGATGAATGGAGATTTAGGTCATGATAGAAAAAATGTAGGAATTTTGATTAAAAACTTTTTTACAGCTTTTAAAGGCAAAAAATTATCTCCAGCCCTTATACTTAAAGCAAGTACAGGTAGAAATAGTTATTTAAGTAGAGATTCTCTTCTTAAAAAAATAAAAATGATTAAACATGAATTTCCTTATGGTACTAAATTACCTAATGTTTATATTTTAAACGGAAATTTATCTGATAGTCAAATGAATGATCTATATAACCACCCTAAAGTTAAAGCCATGGTTTCTTTTACTAAAGGAGAAGGTTATGGTAGACCTTTAGCTGAATTTTGTTTAAGTAAAAAACCTATAATTTGTTCAGGTTGGTCTGGACAATTGGATTTTTTAAATCCTGCTTATACAGTATTAATAGGAGGAGTATTAGAAAATGTTCATCCAAGTGCAGCTAATCAATGGTTGCTTAAAGAAACTAAGTGGTTTAAAATAGATGATAAAGTATCTATAACTGCTCTTAAGGAAGTATATTCAAAATATAAACCATTCTCTATTAAGGGTAAACAACAAGGTCATTATATTAAAACTAAATTTGCCTTTGAACATATGCAAGATTTTATTGATAAAAAATTAGATGAAGTTTTACCGGATTTCCCAAAAGAAGTAGATTTAACTCTGCCTATTTTAGAATCCCCTAAATTATAATATTATGCAACATGATGAAATAATACAATGTCCTAAATCAGGTGGAGATTTATGTTATAAAATAGAAGTTAATGATAAAATAACTAGCTATTTTAGTCTATCTTGTGGTTTTTGGACTAATACTTTAATGGTTCCTGGATCAGAATTTTATGAGGAACAATGGTCAGTATTACCTGAGCTATATAAAGATTTAGCTTGGACTGACGTAAACACTGAACTTATTTGGCTTCCTAACAATGTCAATCGCCCTGAATTAGGTATGGTTTTTGCGGAGGGTCCTAATAAAGATGATTGGCATTGGGCCTCAGTAAGAGCTGTTCCCTTAACTGAAGAGGAAAAAAACGATCCTAAGTATAAAGGACAAACACATAGAACTGATATGAGCACTATTGCTCATTTTCCTGAACGTGATTATATGGATGCCCTTGATTATATTGGTGCTTTAGTACCCAATCAAATTGATAAAGAAGTAAAATAAATAGTATGAAAATAAGTTATGGTTTAACAGTTTGTAATGAACATCAAGAATTAGAAAATTTAATTTTATTTTTAGGTAAGTACCCTAAATGTGTAGATGAAATAGTTGTAGTTTATGATCAAAATAGAGTAACTGAACAAGTAATAAAAGTTTTAGATACCTATAAGGATAAAATTTCAGCTTATCCCTTTGATTTTAAAGAAAATTTTTTGGAAAATAAAAATTATATGAACTCAAAGTGTACTGGAGATTATATTTTCCAAATAGATGCAGATGAAATACCTAATGAATATTTAGTTCAGGTTTTAAAACCTATTTTAGAACAAAATCCTATAGATTTATTAGTTACCCCACGTAAAAATTTAGTTGAGGGTCTTACCCCTGAACATATTAAAAAATGGAGATGGATAGTATCTGAAGAAGGTTGGGTTAATTGGCCTGATAATCAAAAAAGAATATATAAAAATGATCCAAAAATACAATGGACTGGCCACCAAGTACATGGTATGGTAACTGGGTATGATAAGTTTGCGGTTTTACCCTTACAAGAAAAATATAGTATTACTCATAATAAAACTATTGATAGACAGGAAAGTCAAAATAATAGATATGCTAAAATACAAGAACAAATAAATAACCAATGATAAGTTTAATAATACCCTCTTATAGAAACCCTGAGTGTTTAGATATATGTCTAAAATCGGCTATTGAAAATCAAAAAAATAAAAATCAAATTATAGTTGCTATTGATGGTTTTATTGAAGAAAGCCAAGAAGTACTTAATAAATATAAAGATAATATATTTTTATTAAATTTAGGAACTAATCAGGGCATGCAACAGGCTCTTAATTTAGGTGTAATGAATGCTACTAATGAAAGAATTTGTATAATTAATGATGATAATGTTTTATGTAAGGATTGGGATGTAGCCATTATGGAAGGCCTAAAGGAAAATGAAGTTATTACTATAAATCAAATAGAACCTTATGAAGGAATATTTAATTTTCCAGTTAAAGATTTTGGAACCAATCCTAAAGAATTTGATTATAATGGTTTTTTAAGCTATGAACCAACTATTAGAAATAATAAAAATACTCCTGATGGTGGTATTTTTCCATTTGCTATGTGGAAAAAAGATTACATGATAGTAGGTGGGTTTGATGTTTTATATAAATCTCCTTTTATATGTGATTGGGATTTTTTCCTTAAATTAGAATTAAATAATAAGGTATTTAAAAGAATCCATAATGCTCATTTTTATCATTTTGTAAGTATGGCCACTAAAAAAGGTAAAACAAAAGAATCATTTATAGCATCAGAAAACCCAGCGGCTCAAACTTATATGTACAAATGGGGAATACCACCTCGTTTACATGAGAATAACTCTCACAACCCTAAAAACAATACCTTAGTAAAAGGTATAAAATTTGAATAATGGAATATATAAAAGACGTATATAATAAAATGCATTTAAAAAAAGGTTTAGGAAAACCTAGTGGTGAAGCGGCTGCTAATGTTCATGAAGTAATAAGAGATGTAATTAAACGTACATCCCCCAGTACAATTCTAGAATTGGGTTTTAGACATGGAGCAACTAGTAGTATGTTTGCTTTTTATGCACCCAAAGCTGAAATTACTTCATGTGATTTAGTTCAAAATCCTAATCATAATTATAATGTAAGTAATATTTTAAAATTAAACCCTCACTTTAAGTTTATCAAACAAAATCATATGACTATTCTTGATGATTATTATAAAAAAGGAAGGTGGATAGATAAATGGGATTTAATTTTTATAGATGGAAACCATAGTGATGAGGCTTTTAGAAGAGATTTAAATACAGCATTTACTTTAGGTTGTAAACATATTTTAGTTGATGATTATTATCATTCTGGTCACAGACATATTGAACAAACTATCAAAACTCATAAATTAGATATTATTAGTGAATACACTCAGGATTGTGGTTATTGTTTAATGTCTACTAAAAATAAACCTAATGATGATTTATACAGAGAAGCTCCTTTTAAGATTCTAGAGCG